CTGCCTCTAAGCGCCTGTAGTTGATTTAAGTTAGTCGCTTTAGCCGCTAGGCTCCCTAAACCAAGATAGCTCCCTTGATTAGCAGCCCTTATAAAGCCCTTGTTAATCTTTGGATACAGGGCGTTTACACCTTCTCCGTAAGCAGACTTTAAAGTTTTGTAGGACTCTGCCGCGTCTGGGCTAACTCTAACCATAGCGTCATAAATAGCCCCACGCATCTGAGTAGCTACGTCTGCCAGCTCTGCTTGCACAACAGCGTTTCTTTCCGCACCTTCAGGACCAAACTTAGCTGTCACTCGCTGAGTAAACGACTTGTCTAAAGTAATTAGCTCAGATACTGGAAAGGTCCCATCAGGTAAGTCTCGAAGCCTAGACAACTGTTGATTCAAGAAGTCTATTGATTCTGGACTCAGTTCGTCTACTGCTTCTCCCTTTTTATTTTTTAAGTACTTAGTAACAGGATCTAAGATAGTAGCAGCGTCTACTCGCTGCCCTAAGCCTACCCCAAGGTTTGTCTTTATTTCGTCTAGTCCCTTAAGGTACGACTGCTGTACTGCGTCTTCCCCTGCTTTAATAAGAGCGTAAAAAGCTTCTCCCATAACATAAGGGTCTGCGTCCATTCCCGGTGCGTTCCGGTTGATTAAAGTAGTGAGTTCGTCTTGTACTACTTCGTTTACAGCCCTTGAGTTGTCTTCCATAGTTTGTCTAGAGATTAAACCAACGGAAGCAATGCGTTCTTTAAAGTTTTCTAAGCCGCTAGATCGTACTTGAGAAGGTAAAAGGGTTGCACCTCCTTGATTAAGTATAGCTTGAGATGCTTGTAAAGACTCTCTACTTCCTGCTCCGTAAGCACCCTCAACAACTTCTTTAGCTGTTTGTTCCGCACTAAGACCCATCTTGTGTTTAGCTGCGTAGTACATAGGCTTTACTTTAGAAGCTAAACCTAAAGTAACCATGTCAAAACCCATAGACCATAGAGCGTTTTCAACCGCTAAAGTATAAGCATCTATTTCCTCAGACTCTTTGAACTGGGTTTCTGAGACTACAGTCCCTGCTCCTGTTCCAAGAGCACCCCCAGCAATGCCGCCTATGACAGCACCCGGAGGACCACCTACCATAAAACCAGCGCCTGCCCCAGCTAAACCACCAGCCATTCCTCCGGGGACATCTAAGTTCTTCTGGAGCCACGTAGGGCCTGCCTCTTCTTCTACTTCAGGTTTGCTAAGAGTCGGGTTTTGCGCCCTATGTTGTTGAACCCTTTTTTGAAAAGGAGAAAGAGTCCCTGTTGTTTCCTCTTCTTCCTGCTGCTGTCTGTACAACGCTAGTCGTTCTTGAAAATTAGCCATTTAGTACATACCTCTTAGCTCTTGGACTGATACTTCGCCTCTCTGGAAAGCCTCCATAGCTTCTTGCCTTTCTGCTTCAGGAATAAAACTAAGGTCTGGCTGCGTTAAAGATCTTTGGTAAGAGGTAAAATCTTCAGCAGTTGCTAAAGCCACTCCGTCGCGCATCAAGTCTTCTGCCTGTTCTAACAAGACTTTTAATCTGCCTAGGTTGCTTTCACCACTAGCTTGATAGCTTCCTATCTGATCGATTAAAAATTTACGTTCTCCTTCAGAAATAGCACCAGTAAAACTTTCTAAACGAGCTAAAACAATGTCTCCAAGTCGAGTCTCAAACTCACCAATATCTTTAGGTGTTTTTCCTAAGAAATCAGTCAAACCTCTAGACATTCTTCGGACAAAACCACCAGTTGTAACGTCACCGGACTCTAGCAAATCAATAGATTCTCTTATGTTCTTAGCAGATCGTCGTAAAGAAGGAAGTTGAACAACGGCTGATACTCTTGCTTCGTTAAACTTTTGTTCTTCTGTAGTTTGTCCCGCGACTTCAGGCCTGTCAAACATACCTCCCCCGGTTGTTCCTGAGACAATAGTCAAAGCGCCCACTGGTTTTTCAGGGGAGTTTGGGAAAGGGAGAATAACCTCTCTGCCTCTACCTTGTTCATCATATTGAGAAGCCCGTGTAAACAAGTTTCCTTGGCTGTCTCTAATAACAACCTCACCTTTAGTTGTCCTGTCTCCGCCAGCAGTAGTAGCAAACTGGTTGTATATCTCAAAAGCTTTTTCTGGAGGCACTTGATAGGCTTTAGCAAGTCTAAAAAACCTTTCTCGATTCTTAGGTTCACTAATTTTCGCTCCACTGGCTCCCGCAACTTTTGCTAGGGCTTGTTGCCCCAACTCTACTTGTCTAGCCTGAGCTAAACCACGTGCTTCCAGAGCTTGTTCAATAAGACCCTGATCTGCCAAAGCTGCTGCACCTTGTCTCATTTGTAAAGGAACACCGCTTAACATGTCCCTCCCTGCTGAGACTCTCGTTGCTTTTTCCGAAGCTTCCCTAGAGGCCTGCATCATTTGCTGTGCTTCTTTCTGGTAACCGGCAGCACCTAACTGCTGGGCAATAGTAGCCAGAGCAGCAGGGTTATTAGAAGCCATTGCTTGCTGCCCTTGCTGCATCAACTGGTTAAACTCTTGCTTCTTTTGCTTCTGCTTCATCTGCCCCGGAACACCACCAATAGCAGCACCCAAGCCAAACAAGCTTTCTGCCATTTGTGGCCTACCTAAGTTAGCCAAGAACTGTTGTGAAAATTTAGCCATTACGTGTTCTCCTTATTTGAACAAGCCGCCGAGGGCTGCTGAACCTAATTGGCCACCTACTCCACCGGCAATATTGGCTTGTGCTAGTGCAGACTGAAGCAATGCCTCAAGACCCGTAGTGTAAGTTTCACCGTAAGCTCCTGCTTGCTCCGACAGTGCTTGTCTCTGACGCTCTGCTGTGGTCATTCCGGGTTGCAACGCATTGAGCAACTGTGCCTGTGGTACGTAGCCAGCAGCTAGCATACCAGTGCCTAACTGAGATTGTCGTTGCTGCTCTTGTCCTGCAAACTGCATAGCGTTTAACATGGCTTGGTTCTGGGCTTCCGACTGAGCTTTAGCCATTGCTAGTTGCTCTGGAGTACCACCAAACTGGGCTGTAGAGACCCCTAGCCTTCCCTGTGAGGCCATGCGTTGCTCCAGAGCAAGCCTCTGACGCTCTTGTTCTGGAGACATAGCCGTAAGCATACGGTCGTACACCTGTTGCTCACGTTGCGCTATAGGTGTCCTTGCTTGCCCAAAGTACATCTCTGCGTCTTTCATGGCTTGCTGTTGGAAAGCCTGTTCTTCAGGAGAAGTAGCGAGGTTGTACGACATTTGACCCGTCTCTGGGTCCTGTGACATACCAAACTGACCACCAGTAGCAGAAGTAACAGTGTACGGTTGAAACTCTAGCATACCTGAGAGCTTATCTGCTAGACCACCTTCTGCTGAAAACTCTTCGTACGCCCTTTCGCCAACTGCTCCTACGTCTTCGTACCCTTTTTTAGCAAGGGCTAATCCCGCAGCTCCTAATGCCCCGCCTCCAATATCAGAAACAGCATCGCCGCCTTTTATCCAATCTTCAAACCAGCCCATTAGTAAGTTCCTCCATTAATCGTCCCAGTCGCCAGTGTCCCAGTAAAGGTCAACTCAGGAATTGTGACAGTCCCTGTGAACGTGGGTCCAGCCGTGTTTGCTTTTGTGGCTATTGCCGTTGCAATGTTGTCGAACTCAGTTTCAAACTCAGTCCCCCTAACAATTTTATTAACATCGCCAGCAGACAAAACATCTTTGGCGGCAAAGTTAGTCAGTTTAGTATAATTACTCATATTGTTTTACCTACCAGTGCAAGTACGTTTATTTCTTGTAAAGAGAGTTCTTCTCCGTTAATGTCGGCTTCCATACCAATACTCAAAGTTCCGCCGCTTCCGTTAGTGTTAATAGCTTCTTTAGAAGTTAGGACACCATCTGAAAACTGAGCTACGGTGTATTCATTGACCGACTGTACACCAACGGGTGTTTCTTTTAAACCGAACTCAGCCTTTGCTTCATCTTTTAAAGTAAGGAACGCTACGTTGTAAGAAGACCCAAAGTCATAGTCCCACTTCAGAAAAATGTTTAAACCACTCCCGCCTACTATCGTCGGTCTGAGCTTCTTAAGGAACTTAAGTTTAGAGGGGTCTCCAAAAGACAGCTCTGGGCTAAAGTAACTAAAACTGTAGGAGCCACCGTTGTCCTGAAAACCTGAGTACTGCCCTATACCTAGTGAACTACCTATGAGCAAAGTCCCTTCACTCTTTCGTTCGTAACACGTAAAGCTAGTTCCGGGCCAGCGTGTCACTCTGTACGACCCGTTTTCTAGTGTCCCTCTTACGTCAAAACAATAGGTAATGTTCTGGTTTACGAAAGTAAGCAAGTAGAAGTTTTCCTCTGGGTGATACACAGACTTGTAGACTTCGTTAGCTTCCCTGAGTACCTGAATAATGTCTGTAGTAATTGTACCGGATAAACTGCTTAGTGGCATGGACTTTTCTTGGATTGTTCTTCCGAAGCTCTTTAGGCCTGTGTGGGACAAGAATATCACGTCTACACCAGTGTGTTGTATAGTGTCTCTGCCTACGCAGCCTACACCTACTACTGTGTCTGACAAAGCCATAGTAGCAGGAGAGTCAGCACCCTCGTAAACTACGATACTACGCTTACCAAAAATAATTAATTTATTATTATGGGCAGATAGTGCTACAACTTCGTCGTGACCGTCAGGCCATACTTTAGACAAGTTAATGGAACCAGAGGTCCCACCTAGCCAGTCATGGCCAATCAAAAGATCAGACCAATAAACAGTTGATTTATCCGTAGCAAAGTCAGCAGTCCAGAGTCTACCGTAAGCTGCTAGGACTTCATTCCCGTACATACTAGAGGTGACACCGGCTGCACCTGTGACTGTGCTTAGTTGCAACACGTCCCCGTTAGTGCCGCCGGGATTAACAGTTGCAATGTTGTTGTAAATAAGAGGCTCGTAGCCACGCTGGAAAAAGTAGATGCTGTCGTTAAAGTTGACCATCTTCCAGTCATCAGCAGTAATTGTGTAGCTGCCGGGAGTCTCATCAGCTAACGTGGTTGTACCACTGAAAATCTTGTTGTTGCCTACTGAGAAAATCTCGGTGTTACCTGCGTCGTCCCTGAACTCCTTGATAGAACTTAAGAAGTCACTACCTAGCTGCGTCTTATCAGTCGTGATGACCAAGTGACCCTTACGTGCTGCAATACGCCCTCTCTTGTCGATAACAGCGTTGTCTGCTGTTTCAGCAAAGGAAGGGTCCTGAGCTAATGGTGCGTCCTCAGTGTTGATGCCTTGGAACGCAGGTGCTACAAGATTAATACTTTTGAGTTCTTGTGCCATATAAGTACCTTAAGGCGTGTAGAAGATAGTTTCTTCGGGGTGTCTAGCGGCGTCCATAGCAATAGCATCGGACAAGTACTTGTTAGCCATTGAGAAGTACTCAGTACTGGACGTGCCACCTGTTTCCCCACGTTCTCGTGAAGCAAAAGCTACAGCAAGGTGCGTCACAGGCATAGGAGGTATCTTTAGCGTGTCGGTGTCAGCACTTAAGTCAGGGTTACGTAGCGCACAGTTAAAACGTAAGGAGTAAACTCCGTCTGGCTTAGGGTAAACATCGATTAACGTGTCACCGTCTGAGTCAACACCGTTGTACGTGTAGTACATGGGTGCACCAGAGACAGGGTTTCCTAAGAGAAACTGTGAATCAAACCAGTTGTTAGTCTGGTACTGCATTATTAAGTTTGACGTATCGTTCAACACGTTTAGCTCTTTAATGTTATTCTGGCTACCAGTTAAAGAGTAGTTGAATACGTCAGCAGTAGTAGTGATTGTAAGGGTAGTCCTAAGTGCAGACCAGTCCCACGAGGTTTCTACGAGGTCCTTAGCGTCATTAATAAGGTCTCCGATTAGTTTGCTGTAGGAAGTAGACTGAACAGAAGAAACCTCTGTTTCTCGTAGTCTCCTAAGCACATTATTAACTAAATCTAAATAAGTCATTAGATCATTCCTTTAAACAAACTTTCATTAATGATTCGATCAAGTTCAGAAGTGTAGTCTTTTGGTTGATACTGGACTCCTGTAAAACCGGGAAGCTGATAAGAAACTCCTCCCATATAGGGCTGTCCACCGCTTAACATACCACCGCCACCAGAGCGTACACTTCCACTACCGCTACCGTCGCCGTCACCAGAGCCGTCTCCGTCCCCGTCACCATCCCCATCACCTTCTCCAGTACCTGTACCTGTCCCAGTGCCATCACCGTCGCCAGATCCATCTCCGTCACCAGAGCCACCACCGTCTCCATCGCCAGTATCATCGCCACCGCCAGCTTCCCCACCGTCACCAGTGTCTACACCGTCTCCGTCAGTACCAGCGCCACCTCCGTCTACAGCGCCTCCTATATCTACTACGTCTTCGTCAACAATGTCTCCGACGCTGACTTCTTCAACAACTTCTTCAAGAGGGTCTACTGCTTCTGGAGTTTCTGTAACTACCTCAGGTACTGGGGTAACTACCTCAGGTACTGGGGTAACTACCTCAGGTACTGGGGTAACTACCTCAGGTACTGGGGTAACTACCTCAGGTACTGGGGTAACTACCTCAGGTACTGGGGTAACTACCTCAGGTAAGACAACAGCAGGATCAACTTGGGTATTACCTCCTACGTCGATAACGCTTTCTTCTTCAGCAACGTCTTCTTCGCCTTCTGCGGGTAGTCCTTCATTTACTGTTTCTTCACTAATAACTTCCCCATGTTCCCCGTAAACACCGTCTTCCCTAGGAAGACCTATAGGATGTGGGGGGTTAAGGTCGTCACCAAAAGGACCAAGCCATCTTCGCCAACCGTCAGGCCAATTGTAAATATAAATAACACCGTCTTCAACTTTCCAAAAAGGGTCAGGCGATGATGTGGCTTCTTTATCTGGGTCTCCTACGTTTGTTGATTCACCACGAGCTGGAGGAACCTCAGTATCTGGAGTAGTTTCAGTAGCTTCAGTAGTTGGAGTAGCTTCAGTAGTTGGAGTAGCTTCAGTAGTTGGAGTAGTTGGGGCAGCGGTACTAGCGCCTCCGCTTTCAGCGCCACCCCCGCCACCGTCAGGCGCTGATTCATCAACTGCTTCTACGGGTTGTTCTGGGAGAAAAGGATCTACTTCTATCTCTACTTCAGGTTCTGTTATTTCTATAGGTATTTCGGCTATAGGTACTTCGTCAACTACAGTTTCTGGAGTAGGTAAAGGAGCAGTAGTAAAGTCTTCGTCACCTATGGTTTCCTCAACGGTTGAAGTACCCAATAGGTCTGAGTCTGGATCTAAGGAAACTACTTCCTCTACTTCTGCTGCTCGTTCTGCAAAAACACTTTCTTGATACTCTAAAAGATCTGCAACTGTAGCAGGGTTGCCTTCTCTGTCCGTAAGTTTTGTAATATCGCCAACAAGAAAATAATCGCTGGGTGTAAGATCCTCAGGATTAAGACCTGCATTACGTGCCGCATTTTCTATGTCTTCTCTTGTAATTACTTGAACATTAGCTTCTGCATTACCAACGGAACCTATAGGATCTACTACGCGAGTACTTCCCGTAGAAGAACCTGTAGTAAGTTCTGGTAAAGGTTCAGCTTCAGTTAATACAAACTCTTCTTCTGTTATTACGTCTTCTGGTATTTCTTCTGATTCAACTGCCGAAGCAGCAGTATTAATAACGTCAACTACTTCTATTACATCAGAAATAACACCTTCATTAGAAGCAGTATTCTTTATAATGGTCATAACATAAGGAGGTATGCCACCACCAGCAGCAGCGCCAGTACCTGCGGATATAGCACCGCCAGCTTCTAGTGTTTGTCCTATGCCTGTTAAAATATCTCCTACATTTCTAGCCCACTCAGTAGTTTCATAAGCCACATTAGCACCAGACGCAGCACTAGCTGCCGTAGCCGTTGCGCCTGAACTGCTTAAAGTTTCACCTAGTGACGCTAAGTCTGCGCCTAAACCTGCTGTTAAAACATTAACAACAACAGCTTTAAGTACAGCTTCAAAGATCATTTCTAAAGGTGAGTCGGCTTCACGTACAGTGTGGTAAGACCCTAAAGGTACATCATCGTACTGGCCTACGTTTAGTTCATATTGACCACCAGCAGGGCCATCAACGTATATGTCAATACCCGCTGTTTCAGCAGCAGAACGAATAGCAGTCATATAAGAAGAACTAGCTAAGTCACCAGCAGTAACAGTAACGCCTCTTTCAGCTCCTTTAGGGCCTCCTGAGCCTTGGTTTAACGCAGTGTCTATAGTTCCTAGAGTACCTCTTACGCCTTCACCGCTTGGATTAATAAAGCTAGATACATTATCAAACTCTGACTGTAAGTAAGACCCAAAGTTATCACCTTCGTTAAACTCACCTACTTCAAAAGTTTCAGCTCTAATAACTGAAGCTAAGTTTTCAGCACCCCAGTTTTGACTTAGTTGATCCGCTGTGTATGTGCCGTCTATTAAGCCATTAACAGCCGCAGCGCCTCTTACATTTCCCCACTCTTGTCTAAACTGTTGTACTCGCTCTTTCTGTTCGTCTGTACGTTCACCCTGAACACCAAAGAAAGCCTTAGGGTCTGCTACGTCCCACCAACCTTTAGGTGCATTGCCCACAGATCCTATTGGGTCTACAACTCTTGTACGCTCCATAGACCCCGTAGGAGCTGCTGACAATACTGGGCCTTCTACAGCTACGGAAGTTCCCTTACCTATTCCAGAGTCTCGTCTAGGAGCACCGACCGTCTGCCAAGGGGCTGTCCTTTTACCACTTAACATACCTCCTGTATCTTTTTTAGCCACAGGCTCTGCTTTAGGCACATACCTATCTTGATAGTAGCTGTACAAATCAGGAGTTCTAGCCCTCATCTGATACTTCTTGTAGGCAGGTAGGCTATCCCACTGTTGCTTAGTAAGTCTCTTGTAAGCCATTACTTAGACACCCCTGATTTCTTTTCATAAGTTCTCATTGCACCTAAGCCTAACATTCCCATCAACACAGGCATCATAGTCTCCAAAGGAACTAAAGGTATAACTATGTCTAACTCAAGCAACGCTAGAACAAAGTTGCTAAAGGGGATAGTAATAAAGTTCCCAAACATACCTAAGACGCACACCCAGCCTACTGCTGGCCTCCATCCTGCCACAAATAGTGACTTGTGTGCTGCTTCTACTTTGTTAACCTCAAGCTGGGCCTGAGCAATTTCTTGCGCGTATTTCTGTGACATCGTTGCAATTTCATGCGCCAACTTAGCCTTAGTGTCAGCATCGGGTATAAACTTGTCTAAGAGACCAGTCACAGGCCCTATGAGCTTATCAATCATTACGCTTGTTCCAAAGTTCAAACAAAGTCTTAATTTTTTCTTCCACTACGTCCATACGGGACATGAGTTTACCTATTGTAAGAACAAGGATAATGAAACCTACAAATATGGGCCAGATGGAACTAATTAAATCAACGTACTCCATCTGAACACTGGCCTGTCTTAATTTCCAAGTCGTTTATCTTTGTTCTCAGCTCTCTGACTTCTTCCTTTTGTTCTTCCAGAGCCATTATCTTAGCGTTCTGAATGAGGTCGTCAGGTAGTGCACCTCTGAGTCCCAGAGGCCACTCACGTACAAAAGCTGCGTTTTCCTTCATGGTCATGTCCTGTATTGACTGACCGTGTTCTAAAGTAGTAATACGGCTGTTTAGCGTCACGTAGGCTGCGGTAGCTACAACTAAGGAAGCTCCTAAGCCTACGAGGTTACGCAGAGGTACAGTAACTTTAGTCTCGTCACTAATCTCTGGCATTGAACCAGCCTTTAACAGTGTCAGTCTCAAAGATCCTGATGACAGTCCATACAATGCTTAAAGCAGCAGCCACAGCAGGAATCCAGCCCATAAGGGTGGACACTGTAGTGGTGACTGCTACTACGTCTATTGCTGCTTTAGCTTCTTCTTGCATTATTGTTTTGCCTTACCAATGTTAATAGCTAGTAGGTCTACAAACTTGTACAGCTTTGCTAACCACTCGTCGTCTTTAGGAGTAGGAGTAGAAGCTGCTATAAGTGATGCAACAGTTACAATGGTTGTTACAACGGATACTATGCCCATCAAGTCCATTACCACGGTACTCCTGATGCCTGCGTTGGGTTCTTCTGTGCTTCAATGTTAGCCGCCAGTGATGCTTCAACAGCGTCCTTGTCAACACCGTTAGCCCAGCACCAGCCTAAAGCTACTTCTTCTGTGATACTGTCGTAAGGAACGTAGTCTGAAGCAGAAGGATCTGGTGTGAAGCCAGCAGTGCCGTAGTTGGTCGCTGAGAAGTCACCGTCAGTTGCCGTAGCTCGCCAGTGACATACGACTACACCACCATCTGCAAGCGTTCTTTCCATTTGACTGATTTGCCATACTGTTGTCATGTTGTTTCTCCTTTAGGATTCTAGTGCCGCGATACGGGCGCGTAGTGATTGAATTTCTTTGAGCATCATCGGGACTAGCTTGCTGTAGTCAACGCCCATCATCTCATCGGACTCAGAGTCTCCGCTTACAGCTTCAGGTGCAACCTCAAGTAGTTCCTGTGCAACCATGCCGTAGTCTTGATGTGAGCCGTCAACCTTCCAGTCAAACTTGCGTACTTGAATGGCGTCGATCTTGCTACCAGCGTCATCAGCGTCTGCAATGTTTTCCTTGAGGCGTTGGTCTGATGAGGTGTTAAAGGCTGTGGCTGAACCACTGGTTGAAATTGAACCAACTCTACCGTTTGAGTTATAAAAACCTATTTGCAAAGTTGAACTAGTTGATGGAACAGCACATCTAATAGATTCATCTGTCGCACCACTTGACGCGCCTCTTATGGCTACACCTAATGTATTGTTAGCAAAAGTGCTGACACCCACCAGCAAGTTCCCGCTCGCATCCAGCACCATAGCTGCGGTTGGCGTTGCATCGTTCCCTGCCGTGCCTGACGGGGCATTACTCCAAATGTGGACACCGTTAGTAATGTTGTAAAAACCAACTGGCACTGAACTAACTGCATATTTTATGGTACTACCGCCACTCCAATACAGCCCAGACATAAAGTATGTGTCTGCCGCCGTTCTACCAGTAATTTGCGAGCCAGTGTTTCCAATTTCTAATGATTTGTAATGATGAGCTAGTGGAACCACCCCAATACCCACGTTCCCGCTGGCATCAAGGCGCATGCGTTCTGGCGGCTCTACATCAGTAGAAGTGCTTCTAGTTCTAAATACTAAATCGCCTTTTGTATAAGACCCTGTTTCGGTTTGTTGGAAACCAATATAAGCAGGAGAATGCGTTGCTCCCCCAGAGTATCCAAAACCTATCGCATAAACTGCACCAGAAGTGTTGTAGTCACCTACGCCTAACTGCAGGTAACTGTTTGCTGTTGTAAAAGTTGTGGGGCTATTCGCGCCAAGTCCTTTGTCTATTGTTATATTTGCGGCTGGCGTACTCGTACCAATACCCACGTTCCCGCTGGTATCGATGCGCATGGCTTCTGACCAAGTTATAGCGTTTCCTGCTGTGCCTGATGCGGCAGTTGACCAGATATGAAGACCGCTATCTTGAACATACTTAGACGCGGTAGAAGACGTTAAATACTTGTCGTAATAGTTTGGCGCTG